TCTCTCCCCAGTTCTCACGACGATTCTCAGAATCAATCCAACGGGCATAACGCGAAGTTGCAATGAAGGACTGATAGTCTGTAGGCAGGTAGTTGTTCATATTGCTCTTTCTTTAGGTTCTTTTAGTCTGTGATGATTGCAACACGGTGAGGTTGAACCACAATCCTATTTGTAGTTACATCAGCCTTGGCGCATAGGGGGTTCTGGATAGACCATGCCACCAGCACGACAGGTACAGTCTTGTCCTTGATGATTTCTAGCTTGTTGATAAGTTCTTGTACTGTCATTTGACCCGTGCTTTAGTAGTGAGGTGGATCACCAAGAGGAGGACAAAGGCAACAGTGAACCCAAGCCAGAGGGGGCTAAGCACCCACCACCAAGACCAAGCAATGTGGCCTGTCAGTTTCAACCCAATGAAGAGGAGGGTCAAGAGGGGGATAAAGAACTTCATTTTACAAGGTCCTCCAAGGATACTTTCGGTGTGTTAGGGTTTTTAAGGATTTTTCCATCTACCCTACGCAGGATAGACCCATCGTCTTGACGAATACGTTGTAGGTTGTTCTCATGAACACGCTCCAGAGCCTCTCCTACATCCCACCCACGAGCATTAGCATAACCGTAGATGACATACAAGAGGTCTGCTAGTTCTTTTAGTTCAGCAGCAGGGTTGTAGTCTTCCCCATCAACATTGAAACCGGGAGTACATTCTGTCTCACCACCCCACTCTCCAAACTCCTCATCAATGAGCCTGTCATACAGCTTCACGTCAGGAACTTGACCGCTTACTTTAGCGTACTCTTTAACCATTTCTGTAGGTGTCTTACGGGGTTCCATGTCACGAGGGTCCCAGTACTTTAGTGTCTCCAAGTCAATCAGTTCCATCACTTGCTTCTTCCTTTGAACACTGTTTCTTGTTGGATTGAATGCTGTGGCCAGAAGTACCAACAGTAAGACTCCATACTCAGAGATTTAGTTTCCTTAAACCATCTCAATCTACCCACAGAAACAACTTTAGAACACCTACGCATAGCCTCACCGAAGTAGACATTATGCATCAGATCAGAAGGTAGTAGTAGCCAAGTAGGTTTCAAGGTGATGAAGTGGTCTATCATGGGCATCAGGACAGTTCTAGTGAAGGGCGGGTTGGTAACAATCAAGTCAATACCCTCTAGTTGCTCTTTAGTCAAGGACAAAGCGTCCATCACCTGAGAACTAGAAACTGTATCTCTAATGTCACTACGCCATCGGCATGTAGCTACATCCATCAGCAGGTCTTCCAAGTCCCCATTGCCGTAGCAAGGTTCTGCGTAAGTCTTACCCCTAATGAAAGGGATAAGTGGTTCTGTTGCCTTGGTGTCTGTCGTGGGAAAAAAGTCCTTGTCTACTTTTGGGAAGTCACTACGTTTACCTATGATTTGCTCCCGTACTCACGCTCTAGTGCCTCCATACTAATCCACTGAGGATCATAAACCCCATTTTCGATGTTTCTCTTCACGAAGATACCTTTAGCCCACTCACTGTTTGCCTGCCCAGCCCAAGACTCTTCAGCACCCTTAAAGCAACCAGCTACAAGACCAATGATCGGTCGAGGGTGGGCAGAGTCCTTGAAGTACAGACTACGCTTATGGCTATGCCCACAAGTAGAACTATGGTTCCTGTTAGAGATGATGCTATAGGCATGGTGCATCCCTGATGTAGCTGTCCCATAATTACCAGAACTGAAGTAGTGAGAATAAGAGACACCATCATAATCAGCGATAGCAGGGGCTGAGTTGTGATACTCATGATACTCATCAAACCAGTGATCAGTTTGTAGATGTTTGAACGAGATGCCAAACTTGGAACCCTCTAGTCGGGGGTCTTGCGCTATGGCCTTCTTGATCCTGTTCTCATGATTACCCTCAAACCCAATGTATGTAGGTTGCTTACGCTTGTTATGACGTATCTTCCAGCGCATACGTTCCATCGCATCATTGTAGTGTTCGATGTCTGCTTGGTAGGATTGAGATACAATGGCTTGAGGGTAACGAGTATCATAGGTGTTAAGGGATCGCATATCAGCACCATCCCCCAAGTCAACTACATAGTCAGGTTTAAGGTCATACAAGAACTCACCCAACCAAGTGAACCTCTCATTACCTACAGAAGGGTCCGTGTGGGCACAAGAGAACACTACTGCTGTTTTACCTGTCATACGAAGATCACCTTTGGTTCTACACTCTTGTAGAAGTGGTTGACAATAGCATAAGCCTCATTGAAGTCTGCAAACCACAAGGCAGTGTCCGATAGGTCAGTCTCATCGTTCACAAGACACTTTACTTCCAAGAACCACTCACACCGATCAGGGACATCCTCATCATCCGGGATACTATCACGGTGGATAGGGCCTTCATTGACGTGGAAGATGGTGATTTTGGTCATCCCCAAGTCAGACATACGATCTTCAATCTCGTCGTCGATCCTCTGTTCTTGGAGTAGGAGGTAATCATCAGAAACCTTTTCGAATGCCCGATCAGACAATCGTCCAAACAAGGCTCCAAGGATAAAGAAGATGTAGTCTTTCATTCATTGATCCATTCTGTAGGGATTACTTTATCAGACCACTTGAAACCGTACTGGTCACACCAAGTAGAGTATGTAGTTTTAGAGCCTTTATAGAGTTTGGCCCTAGCATTAGAGAAGACAAACCGGATGTCTAACTCTGGGTGCTGCTTCTGGATCAGAAGATGTTTCTTACGATCCTCTGTCTTGAACAGCCCCTTGGTCTCTATGATTATCCCATTAGGAAGCTGGAAGTCAACAGTATACTTACGAGTTTCTGCTAGTTCATAGGGAACCTTCAGTTTCTCGTATTGGTAGGAAACTCCAGCTTCCTCTAGTTGCTTGGCGGCCTTCTCCTCAAGGCCAGAGCGATAACCATTCTTGATGGCTCTTGCTCTTACGTTACTTACTCTGGGGGTTGCCACATCTGCCCCTCTTCCCTACGCAACCACAAGAGCCTAGCGTTCTCTAGGACACGGCCCTCGTCACCATCGTAGGCTTTAACTACAGCCTCATACAGTTCTTTCTCGTCAGTTAACCCTTCCAAGAGTTTATCTGCTTTCACAGGACCAACTCGAAACAAACCCTTGATGTTGTCGGCTGCATCACCAGTGAGGATTTGCTTGTAGAAGAACTTGGTCCCATCAGCAGGTTCAACAAAGGTCCAGTCACCCTTTACGAAGTTGAAGTGCCAACAGGGTATCTGT